TATATGAAATATAATCCATAGCATTACTTAAATCCAATCTATTATTAGCATCTTCTTTATGTAAAGCAACTCTAAAGGTGTTCCAAAAATCACCATATACAGATAGATTTAAACCTGTAATAGATTCTAAATATTCTTTTTCATCATTACTTAAAATATTAGCAATTGAACCATTTCTCATAAGAGGAGTACAAAATTTACGAACTGCTTTAGAAAGTAAACCACCTGAAATTACGTGATTTTTATCTACATTAGCAGCCATTCCTCTATTTCTATGAATATATCTAAGTGTAACTATTTCATTTGGTAATGTAAAATTACCTTTTAATGTTTTTTCCATTCTTCTTTTTATTTGTCTTCTTCCGAAAGATTTTTAATTAGTTAAAAAGGGAGTTTTTACACTCCCCATTTATTTTAAAGTGCACCACGATAGCTATTGTATAATAGGACACTATGTAAACACTTACGTGTCAGTAATTAGAATACTATTCTAATTGACTATTTAGTTTAACAATGATGGGATCAAACTTGCAGTTCTAGAAGCGTCTTTAACTAATGAACCAACTCCTTCTACAAGAGCAGTCATTGTTGCAGAATCTTCCATTAATTGCATTGTTCCACCTCTACGACCTGTATAAGGATCTCTAATACCTGCCATATATCCACGTAATTCGTCAGAACCTCTAACTTTTACTTTTTGAATATTAGGCTCTTCCATTGAACCGATGTAAAGAATATCGTATCTGTAAGATTCAGCTACACCACCATCTGGGTGAAGAATTTTATTACGAACTTTATCATCATACATTGGATCAACTTCTAACATTACATGAATGTTATTAGGTGCTCTGTATTCTGTAAATTGGAATCCTGCAGAAAATGCGTTAGCATGGAATTTAGAAGAGGTTTGTTTAATAGCATTTTGATTTGTATTATCAAATCCCAAAGAAGCCCATCCTGAAGCAACTTCAGCTACAGCTCTATGAAATTGAGCAGCTCCTCTTTCACCTGTACGTAACATAAATTTTCTTTCTGTCCAATCTAATTTACCCTCTGACAATTCAGATAATAAATCTTCCAACATACGAATAGAGAATCTATTGTAGTAAGTTGTATTAGAAACTTCCATTTGTTCACGAATTCCTGAACCAGCTTTAATTTCAATATTAGCATTACCTTTATTCAAGAAACGTCCATTTTCATCACGGTTTGTTTTACCAAACATGATAGTACGAGATTTGATACGAGATAAAGCTTTTTCAAATTGCCAGTAAACTTCTTGCATCCAAGTTGTAGAACTATGTACTTTTCCTGTGTTAGGATCTCTTGTTTCAATACCTGCATGATATACTGGTTGAATTTTACAATCAATCATTGCACCTGAAACTTTATGTTCCATACGAATTGAAGTAACTGAATTTCTCATTAAGAAAGGAGAGGTAAATTGAATACCTGCACCTTGAATTGATAACTCATCTTCAACAGGGGCACCCTCAATAGAGAATCTATTTCCTGGTAAAAATTCATCTCCTGGAATACCTAACAATGATTCTTGACCACCCCATACTTCACAAGTATAAACATAGTTAGAACCTTCTTCATAAGGATCTTCAATAATTCTCATTTGATATGTATCAGGTCTATTACCTGCAATCAAATGCATTTTTGTAAACCACTTTTCAGCGAATACCATTTCAAAAGTTGCTCTACCAGCACCAACGCCAACAGTTGCACCATCTACAATAGCTCCGTTATATCTAGCTTCAACTAATGCAATATTACGTTCATCTGAACCAACAACTTTCCATACAAAATCATCTGCAGTAGCAATAATTTTTTCAGGAAATAAGGATAAAGTTGTATCCAAATTTTTCATTCCTGAATTTTGTAATAATACAGTTGTCAAAGGGGAAATCAATTGTGGTTGAGAGCCAAACAATTGAGAGATATGATTTTTGAGCGTGAGCCCGCTCCAAGCTTGACTTTTCGTCATAATAAATTTGCCTGCTGACATATAATATATATTTAATTATACTACTTCATTGTAATATAAAAAGTTTTTCCATTTAATCTTGGAAGGAGATTTTATTATAAATTTAACACATGTCCAGAAAAATTACTGTATGTATTTTCATCTTGTGCCCATAATGGAACACCATTATCTTTTAATTTTGTTTTACGTGCAATCGCTTCCAAATCTTTTACAGCACTTGATTTGGCAGTTGTTGAGATTTTACTTAAATCTTTAAAACCATTTGTAAGTTCATAAAAATGATACATTCTGATTTCAAATTCTAAAGGATTTTCTCTTCTTTCCTTCATAAATTTATTTTCAAAAGTACCATCTGGAGATTTACCAACAATATCGTTAATTGATTTATAAACTTTATCTTGTAATGCTTTATTGGGCTTTAATCCTGAAATTAGATCTTTAGATTCGTAAATGGTTTTTTTCATTTGTTCATCTAATTGAGCTTGCTGAATTTTATCAGCTTCTAATCTTTCTTTATAAGAATTAGTTTCTTTTTCAATTTCACGAGCTTTAAATTCTTTAAGACTTTCTAAAGATTCTGAAGCATCTTCTAAAATAGCATCTTCTCCTAAATCAATTAAACGACTTAACATTCGATTAGCTTTCTTCTCATCTAAACCTTGATTAAGATAATCATCATAAATTATACGTTTAGCTAAATCAATATCATTTTTTAATATTTCTGTATCAATAGAACTTAAATCTTTAATTTCTTGTTTAGCAACACCAATTTTATTTAAATCTAAATTTGCTAAATAGTTGTTTAATCTTAAATCTGCTTGAATGTCTAATTCTTTGTTAAAAACATTAGCAAAATCATCAGCAGATTTTATATCTTTTAAATCGATGTCTAGAGAAGGTAGTAAACCTTGTTCGTGAACAAAGGCGGCTAAAGAAGAATATAAGTTGGAAGAAGACTCACCGCCTTCACCACCTTCATCTTCAACATCTTCCTCGTCTACTTCCTCTGAACTATCGTCCTCAACGGGGTCATTATTATTTTCTAATGTAGAATCATCTACATCTGTATTATCGTCGTTTTCTTCTTCTTCGATATGATCATCATCAGGTAATGCAAAATTGAAATTCAATTCTTGATTTCCTTCAAATAAACCCATACCTAATTCATTATCGTCTTCCATTCGATTATTTATTATTGTTATGTTTTATTCTAAGTTTGCAAATATAATACATTATGTAACGGAAACCAAACGAAAATTATAATATTTTCAATTGTTTAATTTTCGCCCATAGCGTTTATGTTGTTGATTTTTTCTTAATTCTAGAAATTTGATTAGATTCTTTCTTCAATTCTACATTATCAGCATGCTTTGACATGTCGTTATCTAAAGCTTTTAATTTAAGATTATAATCAGCTCTAGCTTTATTTATATCAAATTGAAATTTCTCTCTATCTAATGGATCGCTAATACCATCATCAACAATACCATCTTTATCATTATCTTGTCCTAATTCTGCGATATAACGTTTAGTATCATTATCTCTTTGATTTTTTAAATCTTCAAGTTCAAGTTTTCTATTTTCTAATTCAGCAGATGCCGCATTAGCTTCCTGTTGTATTTTATTAGCTTCTTGTGCTTGTTGAGATTGATTTTGTTGCATCTGTTCTTCAGCAATTTCTAACTTACGTCTCATATCCATTAATGAAGGACTAAAGTAAATGTCCATAATTGTAGTCATTGAACCACCATTTTGAATAAATGCTTGAGCATATTGTTTAATCGCTTGTTCAAGTTCCATTATTTTAGGAGTGTTAGATACTAATAAACCATAATCAGATTCTGCAAAAGTTTCACCTTCCATATTAAGAATTTCAATAGTTTGATCATCTAATATATATTGAACTTTTTTATTCTCAACATCTTTTAATGCTATCTTAGCAGTTTCTAAAAACGCTTCTAACACTCTAATTTTAACTGCTTCATGTTGCATAAACCAATATTCAGTAATATGACTAGATTGATTTACAGAACGTTCTACACCACCAACAGTTTCTCTATTAGAAATATTACCTTCACGTTGTTTTGATACACCACAAAGTTCACCCATTTCCATTTTAATAAATTCAAGCAATTGAATATGTTGTTGTATATAAGCACCTGTTTCCATATCAATAGCTCTACCACCAACAGTATTCATATTACCCGCAAGTTTACCTGTGGATTGACCATGTTGACCTTCTTTAAATGAATCCACTACAGCAATCTTATTTACTACTGCAAAGTGCATCCATTTCTCAATTTCCCAGTTAGCTGGTACTTTTGCTAAATCAAGTTCTAATATTTTACCATAGTTTGTAGATATAGCTTTATTAAGTCTATCAAACATTACATCATACATATATTGGAAATTTTTAGCTCTATCTACTAATGATATAGCTTTACCTTGATTTGTATTATATATTTGCCCAATTACACCTAAGTGACCTCTAGATGGATTATTAGCTTTTACGTATTGAACTTGTAAAGGTCTCATTTTAAGATAAATATCTCTACCTAATTTTACACCTTCCCAACCTTCTGATACCCAAAAATCTGTAGATTCCTCACCTAAATTTTTATCTACTTTATATTCTTCAGATTCAAATCTAAATTGTTCATCACCATATTCATCATAGAATTTAATCTTTTTAACTTTACGTAATGATTTCCATCTAACTTTTAATTCTCTAATATTACCATTTTCATCAGTATAATTAGTATTAAAATAATGACCATTTAATTCAGCCATCTGAGTCATACTATCATATAATCCTGCAGTATCAGTTCTATCTCTAAATAAAGTATGATTATCATAATCTTCAGAATAAGTACCTCTACTTGTTCTTGTAGAATATTCTAATAAATGATCAATTTCTTCAGGTTTAAGTTCATCAAAGTATTCATCCACTAATTGATTTGGAGATTTATGATCTTCCATTATGATAATATCAGCATCTTCAAATCTATTAGAATTACCTGTTCTAACTGAATGAACTTTTAATGGATTTAATTTTTGAAAAGTGGGTTCCCCATGGGATATATCTACTAAATAGATTTCTTCTGCAACTAATAAAGCATCTTTAAATCCTTCTGTAAATTTTTCAGAAAATTTTAATTCTTGCCAATAATGTCTAAGAATTTGATTAGCCATTTTTTCACGAAGATCTTGCCAAGTATATTTCATATACTTACCTAACTCATCCATCTTTTGTTTGAGCTCTTCTTCCTGATAATTCTCTTCTAACATTTTACTAAGTTTTTCAAATAAGAATTTTTTCTTATCATCTTCTTTCTTAGTAATTGCATCAGTATTAGTCACAATAACAGACCAATCAAATCTACGTTTAATTTCTTCACCAACTAGTAAATCAATCTTAGGTACAATAATTGGAATATGAGGTATTTGTTGAGGTACATAACTAGCTTCTAAATGATGAGGGTTAACAACTTCTGTTAAATCTTGCATATCTAGAATACCATTATAAAGATTATAATTAATAACTTTATTTTTAAACGTACGTCTAATTCTATCATCATGATAAAACGAATGTTTATCACTATAGTCTAAATTTGATTTTCGCCAATTCTTATCCTTTTGCTTATAAGACAATCTCTGTCTTGGTTGTTGTATTCTTAAATTACGTACTTCCATTTATTTAAATTTATTTAACTTTACAATATACAACATTTTATTTTTAATTCAAAATGACTTATCATATATTAATAGTGTATTTGTTTTCCGTTCATAGCGTTTGGTTTATTAAAATTTCTATTAAAAAATTTATCATTCGCTAACGTTTCTATTTGTTTATCTTTATTAGCAATTGCAGATTGTGTTCGTTTATATCTGTCTTCTCGAATTATAAATAACATACCTGCAGCTGATATTCTATCAAAGTTACCATCTGAATTCCATTTAATAGCTTCTTCAATATGAGCAATACCTCTCATAGTATGTAATTTTAATTTACCAGGATTTTCTTCATCTTCTACGGACGTATTCATCCAATCAGCATGTAATTTTCTACCCCATTTATTTACTTCAGCATTTGCCTGGGTCCCTTTACTAGAATTTCCATATCCCATATCTTTAGTCATTTGCATATCTTTAAGGATTTGAGGTGTATCGCATAATCTAAATAAGGCATTTTTCTTATCAAAGTAACTAAATAAACCTTTTAAATTTTTCTCATAATTTGCGGTAGCATTATAAAACTCTAATGTTCTTAATGCTATTTCATAAGCTTCTTCAGCTAATCTAGGTCTACCTGAAAACTCTGCTACAATTCTGTCTGTAAATAAATCCATAACTATTATTGAGAATAAAGAAGTTCCTGAATCTGCATCAATAGGGTCAATTCCTGCGATATATCTACCGTGAGCTATTTCACCATTTGCATTAGTTGAAGGCATTTCAAATATTTCCAAACATCCTTCACGATTAGCGTTATCCTTATCATAACTTCGTAATGGAAATTTATCATTGTTTAACCTCCATTTAAGTTTACCATCACTAGTTCTAACTAATTCCCCAACATAATGTTCTGCTAAGAAAGCTTCTTTTCTAACCATTATAGATTCTAAATAATCTTTAAGATCAGATACTGGAAACACTGTTCCTTCAGTGCGCATAATAGCATCTTGTGGAGTAATACATTCCTCTGCTTTCTTTTGAGTAATTGCAGATGGATCTGTAGAACTATATTTAACTAAATGTCTATCTAATAATATTTCAATTAAAGCTTTAATAACATCAGGTTCACCTATTTCTTCATCATAACAATTTTTACGATTCATATATGCTCCCCAAAAGAATCCACATAGTGTATCACCATTTGCATTTTTATCAAATACATTTGGAATACCATAAACATTATATGCTCCAGGACTGTAGAATAGTTTTTCAGATCCTTCAAAAGATCCACCTTCAACTCCACCAGTTCCCATTGCGATCATAAATCCAAATGTAGTATTACCATCTTCAACAGCTTTTCTATTAACGTTCCAAGCTTTTTCAAGATTATTAAAAAGACCATCTTCTTCATAATGAATAAGTGGTCCACGAATACCCCTAGCTTTATCAGGATTATCTTTTAATGATATACCATGTACAGAAGCTAAATTACCTTTACGTACTCCATATTCATCTTTAAATCCTAATTGTATTTCTAACGTACTACCTGCTCTATCCACAACTCTCATTCTTTCAAGAGGAGTTGTTTCTGCAATCCAGTCTAAACAATCTACAATCTTACCCCAAATACCTTTATCTCCAGATAAGAAACCTTTATCGGAAGCTAAATGAAAATTAGGATTACCAGAACCTGGATAAACATAAATGTTACGAGGACTCCAAGATGCTGCTTTAAAAGATGCGCCAACACCTCTACATTTTAACATCTTACCGTGTTTACCTCTACGTTTACATTGTTCAACATAGTGATGAAATAAGTAATCACCTAACCAAGGTTTAGCAAATTTACGAACACGTTCCCCTTGTGACTTAACACCATCAGATTGTGTACCTGCTTGTTCTACTAACCAAATTGGAGAATAGTTCCAATAGAAATATAACTCTCCAGGAATCCATTCTCCATCACTAGGTCTAACTAAACCATATTTCCATCTATGTAATTCTTGTTTCCAAAATGTACCGTATTCTGATTTAGGATTTGGATTAGGAGTAAGATGTGTATATTTACCATGTTTTTCAAAAAATAAAGCTTTCTCTCTAAAGAAATCCATATCTTCAAGAATATGAGGATTTGTTAAGTCAACTTCTATTCTACCATCATTATAATCTTTAGATTTAGGTTTATCTTTAGCATAACCTCTAATGTCTTCTGTAGATACTAAATTTTTAATAAAAGTAATTGAACTCAGAGTATCTATTAATTCCAACCATACTTCTCTTGGAAGTTTCTTTTTAACTTCTTCAGTTAATACAGTCTGGAAGCTATTCATCTTATAAAGCGTTTCTATTCCCTCCATTCGGTTTCATTGAGTACTACAGCTTCAGTGCTTAGTATAGTTTTAGCTACAGAGACTGCATTAAGTAATGCACATCTAGTAACTTTAAGGGGGTCTATAATGTTTTGTTCAAACATTGTATTTGATTTAAAATTTACATATCCATTATTATTAATAGTCTGCCAAGGAGTTTGTAAAGATCTATATATTCCAGTTTCTATATTATCCTCTCTGTTAAAACTTACTGGAGGTATTCTAAATAAAGCTATCCCTCCACCTTCAACAATTCCTTCTTCTAATGCACAAGCAACAGCTTTAACTGCATCATCATATCTATCAAAACGTTCTTTCATTTCAAGTTCTGATTTACCACCAACTTTTATAATAGATATTTTACCTTTAAGATATTCAATTCGTTGTTTAAGTAAATCTTTATCATGTTCAGTTAATTCTAAATCTTTAGATAGTTCATTTAAAGATTCTAATTTATTGATAATATTGATATTATCATCTTTAACTAATATACTATTGTTTTTAGATATTTTACAAGATTGCAATTTACCAAGGACATTTATATTATGAATTTTAGATAAATCTTTAATCAATATACTTCCTGTAAAGTCACATAAATCTTGTAATAAATCTTTACGATGTTTAGAGAAGCCTGGTGACTTAATAACACATATAGGTAATGATTGTGATAAGACAAAAGTTTCAAGCTTTCTGAGAGTTTGTTCGTGAATATCCTCAACAATTATTAATAATGAATTATTAGGTTGTTGTGTTAATTCTAATATAGTTCTAAAGTTTTCTAATTTTTCTAATTTACCATCAATAATTAAAGTATTAACATTTGTAAATTCACAAGTTCCTTTAGATTGGTTTGTAATAAAATGTTTAGAAAAATAACTTACTGGAATTAACATTCCTGGTACAGTATCTAATATATCTTCCATATTAGAACTTTCTTCAATTTTAACTATATCAGAATGGTTATAAGCCTGTTGAATAAGTTCACCAATCTGTAAGTCGTTATTAGCAGATATGCTAGCAACGTGTTTAATATCATCGTGTTTTAATTCTCGTGAATTAAGTTTTAGTTGTTCAATAACTTTTGGTATAATTTCATCAAAAGCTTTATTAATATCTACAGTGTTAAAGTCTTTGAGATTATTAACAAATGCTGTAGCTAGTACTACCGAGGTACTTGTTCCATCACCAGCCTCTTCTACGGTTTTATTTGCAACCTCTCTTAATAATTGTACACCTATATTTTCAATGGAGTCTCTTAGTGTGATACTATTAATTACACTGACTCCGTCTTTAGTGACTTTATATTGCCCATGTTTACTTGAATCAGATATAATAACTGTTTTACCATTTGGTCCAAGCGTTGCTGATACCGCTTTACAAGCTTTATTAATACCTGATAATAATTTATCTCTAACTTCTTTACTAAATGTAATTTCTTCTATCATATTTAATTTCTTTCATTATAATCTCTAACTAGAGAATATTTACCACCAAGTTCATCTTTTTTATCATTTATAATTGCTCTTAAAAATTTAAAAGAATCTGAGTCAAAATTCATTTCTTCCTCAATCCAACTTTTAGAAATATCATTCCAAGTTTGACGAATTATATTTTCAGATTCATGTTTGGTATTTTGACAATAAAATAATCTTACTTTTGAACCATATCCTGAACAATCATTATATTCATAAACCTTTACAATTCCATCTCTACAATTTAAATATTGATTTACAAAAGATTCTTCTTCATTATTTTTATCGAGATATATTTTATCTCCTCTATTTAATTTTTCCATATTATTCAAAATCTAAACCAGATTCAAAAAGACCCATCATTTGTTTACCTTTCATCTTCCCTTCTAATTCAACGCGTTCCTTTAAAACTTCTTTCTCAGCAGCTTTAAGATTTTGCATAATCTTAGGTAGCTTTTCTTGAGCTGCTGTAATCATAGGTAATGTTGTTACTGTACCGCCATTATTACTTCGTTCTCTAAGTAAAGTACCAGTACCTTTAAGGTATTCACTCATTTCATGTATAGATGTTAATGCATCTTTATATAGTTTACCAATTACAGTTAAACTTCTTTTTTCATAAAACTCAATAGCTTCTTGAATTACATCATCTATTTTCCAATTTTCTGGTAAATCAATATCATGTTTAAGTTCACTACATCTTTCTTTTAAATCTGACATAATTAAGTAATCAGATTTAATATCTGTGTAATAATATACAAATAACATTTCTTTTAACGCTAAGTCTTTATTACGACTTTTATCACGTTTTAATATCTTTTTAAAGGGAGTTAACCCCCATACTTGATCTTCGACAGTTAATACCCCATCTTTTAACAAAAATCCATTCATTTCAAATCTTTTTATACTACAAAAACCCGACTTGTTATGGTCGGGTTATGGTTTAATTATTTTGATACAGTTCTAATTTCTTCTTTATCACTCCCTTTACTTAATTTAGGTTGTGGTCCAATTTCTGTTGGTAGTGGTTCTGTAAATACATTTTTAATAGTTGATAATGCTGTATAGATTGTAGCAGATTCATCTAGTTTAAAAGATCCTTTACTGTTTGCAATTTGTAATGCTTGTTCAATAACTTGTAATGCTTGTTCTTTATTCATATTTAATTTATTAATTATTCGTTTGTTTGTAAATCTTTAGAATTTGTAAATCTAGTTTTAATCAATCTATCTTCAATAATAGCAAATGTTTTACCGTCAAATTCAATAGGATCTAATTTAATTGTATATAAATCTTCATGTGTATTATTAGGGTTAATTGTTTTACTTAACATTTTATCTAAATCCAATCTAACTTTATCTCCTACTTCAATATCGCGACAATGTGTACCTTTAGCGATAATATATTGAAACTGACTCATTGCGTTATCAGATAAATCTAAACTATCTAATGTATTCTCTGTATTTAAAGTAATTACTACTTTATTAAACATTGGTTGTTCTAACCACTCTTTACTAATCTCTAAAGCATCATATGCTGTTACGTTCTCTTTCATCTTTTTCTTCCTTACTCTTCTTTAATCTATATTTATGTTTATCTACTATTTCTCCTGATGTATATACTTTTCCTAAGTATTTAAAAAAGAAGTTTGTTTTTAAATTATCAATTTCTTCTGCGGGCATTGTATCTAATGACATACCTTTAATCTTTTCATACATGAATCTAAACTGTGATTCAACCATTTCTTTTACTTCACAATCTCTAAGGTTGTTATTTAAACCTATTGTATGAATAATATCATTTACTTTCTTTTCTTGAATTTTATCCATCTATAATTTTAAAATTAATATTAATAGTAAATGTTTTATTCTTTTTATTCATTTGAGGAATATATACAGAAGATATTTCATTGTCAATTATAACTTTATTCTTTCTAAGACTTGTGTATATATTTTCTAAACCTTGTGTTGTAATACCTAATTCAT